ATGACGGATTATCAGCCATACAGGAAAGGAACTGTGCTTGCCCCAACTGGACCATGCAATCATCTTCATGTGATTTGTAATGATCCTGTTTATTACCCCGTTAACGATTGTTATTGTGTTTTAGTTGTTAATATTTCTAGTATCAAGGATGGTGTCCCCCACGATCCGTCTTGCGTCTTGAATTCTGGTGATCATCGCTTTATCAAGCATCCAAGTTATGTTGTTTACGCTGAAGCTATAATTTGGCGAGTGGATAACATGGTTAGAAAGCAGCGATCGGGTGAGATTTCTGTTCATGATGATATGCCAGAAGCTACATTCAATAGAATTCTGGACGGTTTTGATATCTCTGATGAAGTTACGCCAAAGAACCTTAAATTTAAAAATAAATATTGCGTATCATCTATTGATGATGAGTAAACAACAGGAATTGTTTCGGTATAACTTCTGGAGTTTTCTATGGAAGATCAAAAAGCAACCAAGCCACAGGTTAAGTTCGACACAATGAAAGCATTCGTAGGTATGGGTGCTGCTGTTGAAGTTCTGATGAAGGCTGCTCCTAATGCGTTCACTCACGCTACTGTCTCTGGTAAAGAGCAGCAGGGTAAGCTTCGTCGTCTCAAAGCAGCATGATCATAGCTGGTGCTTTTTGAAAACCCGCCTTCAGGCGGGTTTTTTCTTTAGTGATTTTCTTTGCCCTTCTGTTTGACTGTTCTGACCTGTTCCCACTCGATACGTCCTTCTTCTCGCCTTTTGTCTATGTATTCCGCAAGATCCTGAATATTGATGCAACGTTTTGCTTTTTGTGATGTGCCGATGCGATATGTTGGAACGGGCAACTTACAAGCGTTTGCTTTTGCTTCTGCCGTGGCTGGACTCATACCAAAGTACTTTTGGCTAACTGCTGAGAGTTCAATGTTTGGGGTATTGAATTCAGCCATCAGTAAAAACAAGGTGTTCATAATTTTCTCCATCAAAACCGGCTGCACCCGGGAAAATCATAATTCTGTGCTGGTGGCAGGAATTAATTTCTGCCAGATAGCGGAAACATATTTTGCCTGATGACGGGCATCAGCCAGGGCGTTGTGCCGTTCGCCATCGAAAGGCATGTCCATTTTGGGGTCGAATCCGATGGAACGCCCAAGCGTAACGATCGTGCGTACATCGTGGTCATTCCAGTACGCCCACGGGCAGATTTGTCCTGCTCGCTCGTAAGCTCCACGTAAAATTACGTTGTCGAAGGTGGCCCCGTTACCCCAGACTTTTAAATATTTCGTATTGTCTGCGTGCCGGTTAATGAAATGGTTTAGTTCTGAGAGAGCATCGCTGATCGACAAAGTATCATCAATACAGATTGCAGCTCGCGCTTCAGGGCTTTGTTTCAACCACCACAGGATGGTATCGCCGTCAGGTGTAGCTCCTTGCTTCATAGCACTGTCTAGGCTGACAACCGCATAGAATTCTTGTCCGATGTCTCCGGTTTCTGGAGTGAAGAACACCGCGCCAATGGAAACGATCGGTGCATCCTTATTTTTCCCCATCGTCTCAAGGTCGATCATTAAGTTGTTCATCACTTCACCTCCTGCGGCGGTTCCGGTAGCGGCATCCAGTGAGTTGCTTGCTCAATACCATTACCCGGCTTAATCGTTGCATCTCCGCGCCGAAAGGTGCTTCCGGTATAGCGTGCGGAGCATATTAGCGGTTCAACCAGAGAGCTATCGAAATTCACCGAAATAAGCACGTTCTGGCCCTTTTCAGGCATTCGATCACTACAGCTTATCCAACCATCCGGAGTTACCGGAGAGTTGCCGGGTTCTTTAATGTGCAAGCGAGGCTCACCATCTTTTGGTTCAGGCCACTGGCGCTTCATGTTGATTTTCAATTTATCTTCCATAGCAGCGGTAATTTCAGCATCGCTGATGCCAGCACGGCGCTGTGCATCCCACAACAGAAACTGCATATCAGCCCACTCGCCAAGATCGTCTGGTTCGGCTGCGGCTTCCAGTGCCTCTTTTGAGAGATGTTTCAGCGGACCAATGGGGCCAACGCAGCCAAATGTGGAGTCAGACCATTTGGCATGCTCGTGGCGAATCTGTTCGCGTTCCAGTGATGCCAGTGCAATTCGTGCCAGTTCCATTTGTTCGCCACGAGTAAGTCCGTTATCAAGCGGATTTTTAATGAATAATTTGATACGTTCTTTGGTTATAGCGCTCATATCACTCTCCTTTGATGCGAATGCCAGCGGCGCGGATTGCAGCGATGACTTCAGAAACTTTGTATGCCATTACCGTTTGGTAATCATCGTGATAATCTGTTCGATGAAGCATGCTGCTACGTTCCGGGAGCGATATTTCCCGAGCATCCAGTTCCTTAACGCGTTCCTCCAGTTCGTAGACCCTGCATTGTTCTCTATCATCAATCAGATATAACCCAAGACATTCGCTTTCTACCCAACCGCCAAAATCATGATCGTAACGCTCACATGAAAACTCACCGTCACCGTCCTTTGTTGGAATGGTGTAACTATCTAATGGGCCACCATATGTCGGCACATTCCCCAATGTTGGATGCTCAATCCACATGAAAAATGCACGTCCGGTTATTGGGCAAATATCTGGCCGCCATTGGTTACGAACAGCCTTGGTTTCGGATAATTCTTCAGCGTGTTGTTTTACTTCCTCAAGCTCAACTCTCAGCTTCCCAACCGTAAGAGCAATATCCTCGTTCTCCTGGTCGCGGCGTTTGATGTATTGCTGGTTTCTTTCCCGTTCATCCAGCAGTTCCAGCACAATCGATGGTGTTACCAGCTCATGGAAAAGGTCCGCGTCAAATCCCCAGTCGTCATGCATTTCCTGCTCTGCCGCCTCACGCAGTGCCTGGTAATTAATTTCGCTCACTGGTTGCCTCCTTTGCGAAGCTCAGCGGCGAAGGCTACTGCGTGATCATGATGTTCAAGCGTGTATGCACACTCCGCAAACATCTCCACGCCCTGCGCCCGGACTTCAGCCAGGAAAGCATCGGTGGCTGGCGTTTCCCGTGAACGGTAAGACCAAACAATGTCGTCTGTTTCACTGGGTTCTTCATGAGAGCAATTTGGGCAGACAGCAGTACAACCAGCATGATCTTCTATGAGCATCTTCAGCCACGAGTTCTCCTCCGCCAGCGTCACGCGACTGGCCTCCAGTTCTGCTACGCGCTGTTTTGCAGCATCCAGTTCAATCGACAATTTTTCCAACTGCTCTTTATGCTTTTTATATTCCTGATATGCGTGCCAAGACTGACCTTTGCGCACACTATCAGTGATATCAGCAACCTGCTCTGGTGTTAGCGTGGTCAGTGGCTGTGCTGGGAAAATAAGCACTTTCCCGGAATCCCAATCAAAACCAGCATGAATTGACTGAACCTCAACTGAAGGTGTTGAACCAATGCTGCCAGGCGAATGAACAACGATCGTTACATCCATATCGCGACGATGGCTGTGGTTGTTGGACAAAATACGATTCACCAACTCAGAAAATTTGGAGAATTTCATGCGGAGCCTCAGTATGTAAAATAGACAGTTGCCACGCCGTTATAGTGATCAAACGATACGGCATTTACTTCGTAGCTGGCAGGGAGCTTCGATCCGAGAACGTATCCGGGCCACGTTTTCCATGGAATTTCTCTGCGCTCACTATCGCCATATACCGTACATCCCAGAGAGCCTACAGCTTCATTAGAACGCGTGCCGCACGTTATGAATCCCAGATTTTGCTTACTGCTCTTAATGGTGATTGGGTGAACGCTGGCTGATGCATTAGCAGCACGCTGTGCCTGTTGGTTTGCGATATTCGCAGAGTTCGCAGCAGCTACAGCAGCCGTAGTCGCGGCGGTAGAGGCTACAATAGCTGCTGAAGCATGCACTTGTTGGATATTCACCAACAATGCCGCGACAAAAATCATCTTCTTCACTTGTCAGCTCCTTTGCGAATCTGTTCCGCCCATTCTTCAAGGGATTTCTCCGCATATTCACCGGACAGGCCATCAATCGGGTACGGTTCATTAGCCAACTCTTCTTTCGCTGACAGAATCATGCGTGTAACGTCGAAAACTTCACGCAAAGACTTATTGATAAATCCGTGATTGAAAGCAGCAGCAAGACGGCTTGCGGTATAGTTAATACCCTCGTTGCGAGCCTCAGCACGTACTTCATCGAATTTACGCACCAGATACTCAGCATTTGTTTCATTCACTTTCAGATCTCGCGGTACACATTTCCCGCGAAGAAACCCTTCCATTTCGAAAACATTCATGCGCATTTGCGTAACTCCGATAACTCGTTAAAACGTTCCATAAACATCCCATAGGCATGGCCTGGCGACAGTGGAATAACTTTGAACATCTCTGTTGCCGGGATACCTTCCAGTACAGGCCAGAAAGAGCCATCATCAAGCCCGAGATCGCGGCGTTCGGTTGCCAGCATAATGAGATCGGCATATTTCACTGGCGTGCTCATAACAGGAGGTAACCCGTATTTCTCACGGATTACGGCGTCTATTTTTTCTTCCATCTGTTTATAGTCAGGAAGAAGGCGTTTCAGTGGCGCGGGGATGTCCTGACAATACGCTTCTGTTGCATCATGCATTAACGCTTCAAAAGCAAACTCCTCCGGAACCAGTTTGCTGCAAAGCACCGCATGTTGGGCGACGCTGTAGAAGTGTGAAAGATGCCCTGCAAAGCGACAGATATTTGAGAGGGAAACTGCGATATCGTTAATCACGATGTCGTCTTTATTTATCCTGTCATAATAAAAATGCTTCCCGGAAAAAGTTTTAATAAATGACATTTTGTTCTCCACGTATATGCGCTGCACCGCGCTGAATTCTGGTAAAAGGAAGCCCTCACCATCCGGTGATTATTGAGTTAATTACGTTTCCATAAATGCCCCCGCAGGGGCATTTGCAGTAATGAAATCAGGCGGTGAAAGTACCAATAAAGGTTTCGACTTTGCTGTCTTTGAATTTCTCAACAAGCAGATCACGAAATTCGTTAGCCATTTCTTCCTGCACTGCTTCCAGCTGAATAATGCGCAGAACCAGTACAGGGCGATCACCAGTGATAATGCTGAGTCGTAATTTAAATGGACGTTCTTTCAGGCCTTCAAACGGAACGCATTTAAATTCAAATGCCACTGGCATAATGTCTTTGGTCTTCGCTTCGACAGACTCCATCAGGGAGCGTTTGCCGCTGAAGTCATTGTCTTCAAAATCAGCAGTCTGGTTCGCTTCAATTGTGATTTTACGGACTGCCGCAGCCGCTTTTGTTGCCTGAATGGCGTCACCATTAGCATCAAAGCCCACAAGGTAGTCGGCCCAGTCTTCAATCCATTCTGCCAGTGACTTCTGGGAGTTACGCTCGCCGTTAACAGACAACAGAGCAGAGAACGGTGCTGTCTTTTTCAGTTTGAGGGTGGCGGTGTTATCTGCGTGACCTGGTTCATCAATAGTACCCAGGTTAAGCACACTGACGGCTCGCATATTATCGGCATCGATAAAGCAGCGGGTGCCTTCATCTGCAAGATCTTTAGAATAACGGGTAAAGTCATCGATGCTGGCAGTGGAAAGCGCACCACGGAAACGGAAGCGATTTAAATTAAATTTTTCCAGATCATGAATGCGGAAATTCTCAGGCAATGCCACAGCATCGGCACCAATCTTACTGATAATTTCATTAACACCCTGAGCAGAAATAAGGGCATGGATTTGATTAATTGCGGTTGCGTCTAAGTTCTGAGACATAATAAGTCCTCACTATATAAAGATATTCAGTGATGAGATAAATAATCAGTTAATTAAGAACGATATTAATGACCTGCTGCGCGTAGTTTTCCGTCAGGTTCACCGGCAAGAGTCAGTAATTGTCCCTGGTCTTCCTGCAGAATAGTCAGGCGACCACCGCGATTGACATACATCGGTGTTTCGGTGGTGTCTTCTTCGGAAATTTTCCCGCGGTTAGTCGGGCGAACATATGAGAGTTTGTGTTTGATTTTCACACGGTTCTCATCAAATGGTTCGATTTCCAGGTTGAGCGAGACCTTACCTTTGGTTTTCGTGTTCATCACACCGGAAGCGACTTCACTGAGAGCTGCGCCGATTTTGGTTTCAAATACGCCGCCGTCCAGCTCCCCGATAAATGCCTGCACATCAGTACTGCGTTCGCTAGCCATTTTGCTGCTCCTCATCATATCGACCCTGCAAGGTCGGTTAGTTTCTCCACAAAACAGAGAAGAACACCTGCGGTGGCAGCCGCCCGGATGGATTGGGTTATGAGCCCGTCGTCCGGTGATGTTCTTCTCTGTTTTGTAAAAAGAGCGGTACCAGCCGGAAGCAAGTGTACAAACTGGTACCGCCAAAGCAGTGGCTGTTGTGGTGACCGGTGCTGATCTCCGGCTTGCGGTTATTTCAGACTCTCACGGGCGTTTAATTGCCCCGCCGAACAGCTCTTTTCCGCAATAGCTGCAATGTCTTTCGCGCATCAGCCTGCGCATTCACCACAACTCTAAAAACAAATGTAGGATATCCAACATGCGAGTGTCAAGAGTTTATGTTGGTTATCCTACATAAAAAGATAGGCTCATAAAAAAACCGGGGATACCCCGGTTTTGCGATAGTGAGGAAGATGTGTCAAAAATCCATTATTACTTGTTTGACAAGACCAACTATTCTGCAGTTCTCACCGCATTCAATAGTTTTATAGTTAGGATTTAGTGGGACGAGATACCTGTTCGGCCAGTCCTCAACAAATTTTTTGAGTGTCGCTTCTTGCCCACCATTGATATGGGCAACAACGATTTTTCCGTTAATACACTCTGTATCAATAATATCTGGCTCTACGATAACGATAGAACCTTCTGGTATCGATGGTGAGCCGAGGGGATTGGTCATTGAATCACCACGGACCCGTAGTGCAAATGCCATTTCTGATACAAGGGCGGTAGTATAAACCCACTCTTCAGCATCTTCTTTCCTGACACCAGGCTCCGTCATTGTCCATGAACCCGCCTGAACCCACGAGATTAGGGGGACTTTTTTAACTGCGAATATTTCAGGTTTTAGATTTATCTTTGGTTCAGGCGAGCCTTTTCCGCTAACAAGCCACAGAGGATCGCATTTAAGTGCGTTGGCTAGGGCTTGAAGGTTGGCTCCATTTGGTTGGTAGTCGTCCTTTTCCCATCCAGTAACCGTGACACGGTTCACACCAGTCAAATCAGCCAGTGCTTGTTGTGTCAGGTTCAGTTCTTTTCGCCTTTGGCGAATACGATCACTCATGTTCATCATGTAGGCAATCCTACCACATGCCCATGTAGGATTCTTGACATTGGCATGTTGGATATCCTACATTTCTGCTTAACGTAATTTAACGGGAGACAGAAATGCGGAAATCCGACGTGATTAATTATTTCGGCGGAGTTTGTAAAACCGCCGAAGCCCTAGGTATTAAGCATCCGTCTGTTTCAGAGTGGCCTGAGATTATTCCTGAAGGCCGAGCGTACCAGTTAGAAAAAATTACTAACGGGAAACTGAAAGTTGACGTGTCTTTATATCAAAAGACTAACAGTGCTGCGGCATAAAAACACCACAGAAATGAGGAATTAACCGTGGGTAAAGAACCTGAATGGAAAGTTGATAAACAACCAGCATGGCTGGTGGCAGCAATACGAAGAACGATTGCTGATTTACCTCATGGCTATGAGGAAGCAGCAGAAATTCTTGGTTTGTATAAATCTGATGATATCACCCCAGCAAAAGATCAATTGCATAACAGACTGCGTAGCGGTGGGGATCAAATTTTTCCACTTGAGTGGGCCATGGTTTTACAGGATGCCAGTGGTACCAGGCATGTAACGGATGCGATAGCGCGTCGTAGTAATGGGGTGTTTGTGCCGCTGGTGGACATTGATGACATTGACAATGGTGACATTAATCAGCGGCTGATGGAGTCAATAGAATGGATTGGCAAGCATTCCCAGTACTTACGCAAGGCAACTGCTGATGGAGTTATTGACCAGGCTGAGCGTGAGCAAATCGAAGAGAACAGCTACCAAGTAATGGCGAAGTGGCAGGAGCATTTAACACTGTTATTTCGTGTTTTTTGTGCACCGGAAAAGAGTAACGCCCGCGAGTGTGCAGCTCCGGGCGTCGTGGCGTCGATTGCTTCTGGTTGTGGAGAAACTAACGCATGAACAGTTTAACGGCAAATAACCGTTTGTCGCAACAGCTGGTGGTCAGCGTCGCTGAACACCTGTTGTTACGGCATGAATGCAGATTACCAAATCACCTGGCTGTAAGTAACCACAGAGAACTTTACCTGACTGTGGGGGGCGAGTTGTGCAGGAACTTAACCGCTGGTTTCGTGACGGAAGAGGGCTTTATGTCCATGTTATTCGTTGGGAGCCAGAAACACAGCGCGTTATCTATCTTCGCAAAGACTACCCGCATGAGTGCTTTAGTCCTTTGTGGAAATTCAGGCGTGATTTTGTTGAGTGTGAAGGACCACCAGCACATTGATTCTGCCATTCCGGGACGTTACACTGTTCAGGCACCTTATAAAGCGGGTGCCGGGATTGGCGTCCTGAAATTGATTACTGAGCATAACCGCGCTCATGCGGTTTTTTCGTGTCATGAGCATTGCTACGCCCAAATTATGGTGGGGCGTACAGGGCCGACTTCGGTCGGGCCGGGTTCGGTAGTCTCCGGTAACGCCAACCCTGTACGTCTCACCACCTCTGTGATTGGCGTCCCATGTGGTGAGTTTTCTGAAAAACTGACTACCGGGGCTGTCACCATGACTACTCTCCCAACCCTCTCTCAACCTGAAATTGCCATCGTTGATGGTCAGGCTGTTACATCTTCTTTGGCTGTTGCTGACTTCTTCTCTAAACGTCATGACGATGTTCTGAAAAAGATCCGCATTTTGGATTGTTCTCCAGAGTTTTGTGCCCGCAATTTTGCGGAGACATCAATTTTGGTACACCAGCCCAACGGCGGTACTCGCAAACTTCCTTGCTACCACATCACCCGCGACGGCTTCGCGTTCCTGGCAATGGGCTTCACTGGCAAACGTGCTGCCCAGTTCAAAGAGGCATACATCAATGCCTTTAACCAGATGGAGAAACAGCTTTCAAAGCCCTCTGTACCGAGCGACGTTGCACATAACGCCAGCGTTCTCTATTCCTACATTTCATCAATTCATCAGGTCTGGTTGCAGCAGCTTTATCCCATGCTGGAAAAAGCTGAATCACCGCTGGCTGTAAGTCTGTATGACCGAATTAACGATGCGGCATTTCTTGCCCGTCTTATTCATTCGTCGCTGAACTCTTCAGAGGTAAGGGGGCGCAAATGATCCGGAATATTTTCAAACGATTTACCAATCAGACTTTCCGTTGTCCTCGCCCCGGTCAGTGGTACACCACGCCTGCAGGGCATGTTCTACGTGTTAGCCTGGTTGACCGTGAATGTCAGAAGGTGATTTGTGAACCGCTGGGCCGTAATTACCGCGTCAGTATGCCGCTTATAGCCTTTCGCTCCGGAAAAAACATGAAGCATCTCGGAGGTGCGGCATGAGCCTGTTAATGACATCCCAGCCCATTGTGATAAATCGTGATCTTGCATGCCGTATTGGTCTGAATGAGGCAATTGTGTTGCAGCAGCTTCATTACTGGCTGAATGAAACGAATTCAGGCACTGAGCATGGCGGAATTCGCTGGGTTTATAACACGACAGAACAGTGGCTGGAGCAGTTTCCGTTCTGGTCAGAGTCCACTCTGAAACGCACATTTGCAAGCCTGAAATCACTTGGGGTTTTGCGTCGCGAGCAACTCAATAAATCGAAGCGTGACATGACCAACTTCTACACGATCAACTATGAAAGTGAGCTTTTAGAAGAGGTCAAAGTGAACGAATCAATCAGGTCAAAATGCACTTCTCCATCGGGTCAAAGTGACCTGATGGATGGGCGCAAAATGACACGATCCATTGGTTCAAAACGACACGCTGTCATCGGGTCAAAATGGCCCAATGATCTTACAGAGAATACAACAGAGATTACTACAGAGAATAAAACCTCTTCTCGTCCGGACGCTTCGCAACCGGACACGCAAACGGCTGAACAGGAGTTTTTAACTCGCCATCCTGATGCGGTTGTATTCAGCCCTAAAAAGCGCCAGTGGGGAACGCAGGATGATTTGACCTGCGCACAGTGGCTCTGGAAAAAAATCATCGCCCTGTACGAGCAGGCCGCCGAATGTGACGGCGAGGTGGTTCGTCCCAAAGAACCGAACTGGACAGCCTGGGCAAACGAAATTCGCCTGATGTGTGTGCAGGATGGTCGTACCCACAAACAAATCTGCGAGATGTACAGCCGCGTCAGCCGCGATCCGTTCTGGTGCCGTAACGTGCTCAGCCCGTCGAAGTTGCGGGAAAAATGGGATGAGCTTTCCCTGCGCTTATCGCCGTCCGTCAGCACGCACACAGAAAAACGTGAAGACCCGTACTTCAAAGCCAGTTACGACAACGTGGACTACAGCCAGATCCCGGCAGGATTCAGGGGGTGATCATGAGTCTGTTAAATGACGTTCAGAAATTCATTGAAGCCCATCCGGGCTGTACTTCCGGAGACATTGCGGATGCTTTTGCAGGTTACTCACGGCAGCGCGTTCTGCAGTCAGCAAGCAAGTTACGTCAGAGTGGGCGTGTGGCTCACCGTTGTGAAGGAGATACACACAGACATTTCCCGCGCCTGACTGAGAGAGCGCAGGATCCGGAACTACAACCAGTTCGTGAAACCAGACCTGTGCGCAATTTCTATGTCGGCACTAACGACCCGCGGGTGATTTTGTGCCTGACCCGCCAGGCGGAAGAACTGGAGTCCAGGGGCTTATACCGTCGTGCTGCAACGGTGTGGATGGCGGCATTCCGTGAAAGCCACTCCCAGCCAGAACGAAACAATTTTCTGGCGCGTCGTGAACGGTGTTTACGGAAAAGCAGTAAGCGGGCTGCATCAGGTGAAGAGTGGTATCTCTCAGGGAATTACGTGGGGGCTTAATGAGTAATAAATATTGCCAGGCGCTGGCGGAACTGCGGAACAAACCAGCCCATGAACTGAAGGAAGTGGGCGATCAGTGGCGCACGCCGGACAACATTTTCTGGGGAATTAACACCCTGTTTGGCCCGTTTGTTCTGGATCTGTTCACTGATGTCACGAACGGTGCAATAGTGATCCACACCCAACGCCTGAAATCAGATCCAGGGGGTAATCTGCTCTCCTGATTCAGGAGAGCTTATGGTCACTTTTGAGACAGTTATGGAAATTAAAATCCTGCACAAGCAGGGAATGAGTAGCCGGGCGATTGCCAGAGAACTGGGGATCTCCCGCAATACCGTTAAACGTTATTTGCAGGCAAAATCTGAGCCGCCAAAATATACACCGCGACCTGCTGTTGCTTCACTCCTGGATGAATACCGGGATTATATTCGTCAACGCATCGCCGATGCTCATCCTTACAAAATCCCGGCAACGGTAATCGCTCGCGAGATCAGAGACCAGGGATATCGTGGCGGAATGACCATTCTCAGGGCGTTCATTCGTTCTCTCTCGGTTCCTCAGGAGCAGGAGCCTGCCGTTCGGTTCGAAACTGAACCCGGACGACAGATGCAGGTTGACTGGGGCACTATGCGTAATGGTCGCTCACCGCTTCACGTGTTCGTTGCTGTTCTCGGATACAGCCGAATGTTGTACATCGAATTCACTGACAATATGCGTTATGACACGCTGGAGACCTGCCATCGTAATGCGTTCCGCTTCTTTGGTGGTGTGCCGCGCGAAGTGTTGTATGACAATATGAAAACTGTGGTTCTGCAACGTGACGCATATCAGACCGGTCAGCACCGGTTCCATCCTTCGCTGTGGCAGTTCGGCAAGGAGATGGGCTTCTCTCCCCGACTGTGTCGCCCCTTCAGGGCACAGACTAAAGGTAAGGTGGAACGGATGGTGCAGTACACCCGTAACAGTTTTTACATCCCACTAATGACTCGCCTGCGCCCGATGGGGATCACTGTCGATGTTGAAACAGCCAACCGCCACGGTCTGCGCTGGCTGCACGATGTCGCTAACCAACGAAAGCATGAAACAATCCAGGCCCGTCCCTGCGATCGCTGGCTCGAAGAGCAGCAGTCCATGCTGGCACTGCCTACCGGAGAAAAAAGAGTATGACGTGCATCCTGGTGAAAATCTGGTGAACTTCGATAAACACCCCCTGCATCATCCACTCTCCATCTACGACTCATTCTGCAGAGGAGTGGCGTGATGATGGAACTGCAACATCAACGACTGATGGCGCTCGCCGGGCAGTTGCAACTGGAAAGCCTTATAAGCGCAGCGCCTGCGCTGTCACAACAGGCAGTAGACCAGGAATGGAGTTATATGGACTTCCTGGAGCATCTGCTTCATGAAGAAAAACTGGCACGTCATCAACGTAAACAGGCGATGTATACCCGAATGGCAGCCTTCCCGGCGGTGAAAACGTTCGAAGAGTATGACTTCACATTCGCCACCGGAGCACCGCAGAAGCAACTCCAGTCGTTACGCTCACTCAGCTTCATAGAACGTAATGAAAATATCGTATTACTGGGGCCATCAGGTGTGGGGAAAACCCATCTGGCAATAGCGATGGGCTATGAAGCAGTCCGTGCAGGTATCAAGGTTCGCTTCACAACAGCAGCAGATCTGTTACTTCAGTTATCTACGGCACAACGTCAGGGCCGTTATAAAACGACGCTTCAGCGTGGAGTAATG